TCAATCTTGGCACGGGACATTGTAATATTCCAACAGAAATTAAGACCTTGGGTTTTTCGCGCTGGAACTTTTTCGTGACCTATATTAAAATGCCTGGTGGCGGACTCATGCAACTCGTGGCGTATGGCGCTCAGGATGTGTATCTGACGGGTCAGCCCAAGGTGACCTTCTTCCAGTCGACCTACAAGCGTCACACCAATTTCGCTATGGAATGCGTCCAGCAAACCGTGAACGGATCGGGTGGCAACGGTGGAGTCTTCTCAGTGACCCTGAGCCGTTCGGGAGATCTCGTCGGTGACATGTTCATGGTAGCCCAGCCGACTCAGTCGTCTGCTGCAGACCTGACGTCGACCAACTCCAACTTCGACATGAACTGGGTGGCTGAGCGTGCCATCGAGCGCATCGAACTCTTCATCGGTGGTCAGCTGATCGATCGTCACCAACAGACGTGGTTCCGTCTGTACGCGGAGGTGTTCCTGGACGACACGAAGAAGATGGACTACGGCCGCCTGACTTCGTCGTCCGTCGTGAACAACGTGGGCACGACGAGCCCCTCGAAGGTTTACCTGCCGCTTGTGTTCTTCTTTAACCGTAACCCAGGCCTGTACCTGCCAATAATTGCCCTCCAGTACCACGAAGTCCGTCTGGACTTTATCATGAGCCAGTACTACTCGAGCTATTTCGGCACGAACGGCATCGAGCTCTGGGCCAACTACATGTACCTGGACACCAACGAGCGTGAGCGTTTCGCAAAGAACACCCACGAGTACCTGATCGAGCAGGTCCAGTACGTGAACCCGGACGCCGTTGGCGTGAGCTCGGAGAACGCCCCGAGCATAATCCGTCTACAGTTCAACCACCCAGTCAAGGAGCTGATCTGGTGCTACCAGAACAATCAGCTGAACGCCAGCACGAACCTGAACTCCATGTGGAACTTCAGCTCCAGCACGGCCAATGTGAACGTCACTGTGAATCCTCAGCAGCTCCCCCAGAACGGCGCGAACCTCCTGCCGAATCAGGTGGGCGCGCCCCGTCTGTTTGCGCCGCCCCTGCTCTCGTCCAACTTGTACATCGTCAACTCGTTCGATGGCACGCTCGACAGTACGGTGAATCTCCAGTCCAACGTCCAGACTGGCAACGTGTTCTGGATCGAGACGGGCCTGCCCAACTACGGCACGGCCAACACGGTCTTTGGCTACGAGGTTGGTCCTCTGCACAAGTTCAAGCTGATGCTGAACGGCACGGATCGCTTCATCGAGCAGCCCGGTAAATACTTTAACCAGTACCAGCCGTACCAGTACCACTCGGGGGCGCCGTACGTCGGTATTTACACATACTCTTTCGCCCTCAAGCCTGAGGAACTCCAGCCCAGTGGCGCGTGCAACTTTAGCCGGATCGACATGGCCCAGGTGGCCGTCAGCCTCAAGTCGGGCATGGGCCCCAACCTTTCCCAGAAGATGTTCGCGGTCAATTACAACGTCCTCAAGGTGGCGTCGGGTATGGGTGGTCTGGTCTTCTCGAACTAAATGCGAATTTTGTCTAGTCTAAATTTTTTTCTTGGGGTATATTACAAACGCGATCATGGCAGGCGGCCTTATGCAACTGGTTGCTTACGGCGCTCAGGACGTTTATCTGACCGGTCAGCCCAAGGTGACCTTCTTCCAGGCGGTGTACAAGCGCCACACCAACTTTGCGATGGAGAACATCCAGCAGACGGTGAACGGCACCCCCTCCAACAGCGGCCGTGTGTCCGTGACGATCGCCCGCAACGGCGACCTGGTCGGCAACATGTATGTGGGTCTGATCCCTAACGCCGCCAACACGCTGACGTCGACCAACACGGCCTTCGACCAGTGCTGGGTGGCTGAGCGCGCGATCGCCGCTGTGGAGCTGACGATCGGCGGCCAGCGCATCGACAAGCACTACCAGGCGTGGTTCCGCCTGTACGCTGAGGTGTTCCTGTCCGAGTCGGACAAGATCAACTACGGCAAGATGACGACCGGCTCCTCCCCGTCGGCGGATCTGTCCACGAACAAGACGTACGTGTACCTGCCTCTTCTGTTCTTCTTCAACCGCAACCCGGGTCTGTATCTGCCCCTGATTGCCCTGCAGTACCACGAGGTCCGCCTGGACTTTGACCTGACCAGCACCTTCTCCAGCTACTTCGGCACTTCCAGCCCGACGTTCGAGGTCTGGGCCAACTACGTCTACCTGGACACTGAGGAGCGCCGCCGCTTCGCCCAGAAGGGCCACGAGTACCTGATCGAGCAGGTGCAGCACACCGGTGGCGACTCCCTGTCGGGCGCCCAGAACACCGTCCGTCTGTCCTTCAACCACCCGGTGAAGGAGCTGATCTGGTGCTACCAGAACGGCAGCCAGACGAACACCTCCAACCTGAACGGCATGTGGAACTTCTCCACTGGCTGCGCTAACGTGCAGGTGACCTCCAACACCTCCGTGATTCTGTCCCAGGGCGTGCTGATGCCCCACCACATGGGCGCGCCGGTGATCACCTCTAACGTTGTGCTGAGCGGCACCGGCGCCGTCACGACGTCCAACACCGCCACGTCCTGCGGCTGGATCGAGGAGGGTCTGAACATTGGCTCGGCGACGGGTGTGACGGGTGGCTCCATCGAGGTGGGCCCGATGCGCGACTTCAAGCTGATCCTGAACGGTCAGGATCGCTTCAAGGAGCAGATCGGCAAGTACTTCAACCAGTACCAGCCGTATGTGTACCACTCTGGCACGCCCTACCCGGGCATCTACGTGTACTCCTTCGCGCTGCAGCCGGAGGAGCACCAGCCGACGGGCACCTGCAACTTCTCGCGTATTGATAACGCCCAGGTGTTCTTCAACCTCAAGAACAGCACGACCAACCTGCTCCAGAAGATGTTCGCGGTGAACTACAACATCCTGCGCATCCAGTCTGGCATGGGTGGCCTGGCCTTCTCGAACTAGACGGAATTTTCAAGCAAAATGCGAAATCAAACAGCCCTTCGGGGCGGGCTTCGGCCCCAAGAGTGTATCCACACTCTTGGAGTCGAAACTAAATGTTTCATAATTCTAATGGACCGGTCCCCGCGCACGCCTAATCGGTGGCGCGAGCAACCGCCGGCAAAACGGCGCCGGACGAATAACAGAGGGAGAAATAATTTCACACCAGCAAATGGTAATGTAAATGGAACTAGAAACGATTTGGGTTATAAAAGAAAATATCCGGGACGCGACCCGCCTCCAGGCCAGCCCCCCCTGTACTGTAAAGTGATCCAGCGGGCCGACGGCTCATGGGCGCCCGTTCATCTGCGTATCGACTATAAAAAAAATGGCCATGGTAATTTTGTATTGGTGGGGTCGCCACCCACCCTGGATTATTACGGCCAACCGCGTGGGTGGCCTCGCGAATGGTTGTGAGCTCGCTAAACACTCTTCATTTTATATAGGATCAGGCTCGCGGTGGCGACCAGGAACAGGAGACCGAAGAACGGCTGACCTGGCATCTGGGGCGTATTGCGCGCCTCGACGAAATTGGCCACACCCAGACCGCCCATCAAAGCGATGAAGATAAACACAAAGATTGTGTTAAAGTCCATCATTTATTATTACTTACTAAAAAATAATGGAGGAGCTCGTGCAGGAAACCGATCTCAAAGGGGCGGCACTCATGGCTGAAATCCGAAAGCTCATGCCTGGCGCCACCATAGATGTCGTCCTGGACACGGCGCGTCTTGCCCAACTCTATCAACAGGCCCGCCTATTTAAGGGTCGTGAATTTGAAACAGCTCTGGACCTCGTCGAATACATGAGCACCCTGAGTCTTGTCGATGAGGATCGCGACACCCTGTCTCGAATTTTAGAGGAGAATAGGGGAACCTGGATTTCTGAGAAGTGTTCTCATGAGCTTGCGGTACTTCTGAAGAATGGCATGTTCCGGTCGGTCTTCAATTTGTTTCTGAAATCGAGGATCAAAGAGCCGACTGGATGTTTTACATGGGCATCGCGCCTGGGTAGCCGCCTCCTCCTCCCGTGCTGTTTATCCCGCCCATCTCCTGATACAGATAAATCAGGTACAGACCCATGAAACCCATGATAAGGGCGCGCATCACCCACGAGGCCATCTTGCGCTTCACCGGGTCAAGGAACTCCTGAACGCTGAACAGAATCAGGGCGAGTCCGAGGGTAGCAAGTAGAACAGCGTTGGCCATTTAGTAATTGAGCACATTTTTATTCAGTGCGTCCACTAGCCACGGTTATATTTTAGGCTAAAATTAGTGATGAACTTTGCGTACCTGGATGCCCGGAATCTGTTTGAATCTGTGATGGTACCTCCTGTCGAGCCAGTAGAGGCGATCCCATGTATTTTGGATGAAAATTGGAAGGAACTGGAAAAGACCTTGACCAATTTCAAAAATGAATACGCCAAGACGCGGGTGGACCTCTCCATCCGCCTCGCCGCCCTGAATGAGAAGAGAGAAGAAATCAATGTTATCAAAATGATTACAGAGAACATCACATCACAGGACTTAAAGGAACGGGTTGATACTATGATAGAAGACCACGAGAACTCGCAAAACCTACAGGGACTCGCGAGAGAATGCAGTGAACTCACAGGCCGGAGCCAAGCGATGAAGAAGGTGCTGCAGGAGACGGACGCTGAAAGGTACGCGCGATTTACTTGCTTTGTTTGTATGGACCGCCTTGTTGACTTGTTCATTGAACCATGTGGTCACGTGATTTGCGAGCCGTGTTGGGTCCGGACTCCGAACAAGGCGACCTGCCCAGGATGCCGAACGCGTTTAATTGGGACGAAAAGAATATTCACCATGTCTTAGTAACAGGCCTTGTAACTCAGTCGGATAGAGTGCGGGCCTTCTAAGTCGACCTTGTAACTCAGTTGGTTAGAGTG